CCAAGCCAAAAATCCCGAGGCCGAGCCGTGGGAAATCGTGGAGCTTCCGGCTATTTTGCACGAAGGCACCGACAACGAGAAGTCGCTTTGGCCCGAGCAGTGGCCGCTGGCCACCCTCAAGTCAACCAAGGCCGCGTTGGACCCCAAGTACTGGAACGCACAGTACATGCAGCAGCCCACTGCCGAGGGCAGCGCCATTGTCGGCCGAAAGATGTGGCGCATTTGGGAGGGCGATGAGCCCCCACGCTGTGAGTACGTGATCCAGAGCTGGGATACGGCGTTTGAGACCAAAAACAACTCCGACTACTCGGCTTGCACAACGTGGGGCGTGTTCTACAACGAGGAAGAAAACGACGCGCCGCAGGTGATCTTGCTGGACGCGTTCAAAGACAGGATGCCGTTTCCGGAACTTAAAGTTGTTGCGCTCAAGCACTACAAGGAGTGGGAGCCAGATGCGTTCATCGTGGAAAAAAAAGCCGCGGGCGCTCCGCTGATCCAAGAGCTGCGGGCCATAGGGATTGCGGTCGACGAGTTTAGCCCCAGCCGGGGCAACGACAAGATCGTGCGTATGAATGCGGTTGCGGATTTGTTCAGTTCGGGTAAAGTCTGGGCACCGGACACGCGCTGGGCAAGGGAAGTGATCGAAGAAGTTGCCGCTTTTCCTGTGGGAGAGCACGACGACTATGTGGACACGACCACCCAAGCACTGTTGCGCTTCAGACAAGGCGGCTTCATCACGCTCGACTCAGACGACAGAGATGACCGTCTCCACACACGCCGCAGGGCGGCGTACTATTAACGAAAGCTAACCACATGGCAACAAACATTGACAAAGCCCTTTTCCAACAGCCCGTGGGCATGGAAGAACTTGCGCAGGATGAGTCCGCAATTGAGATCGAGATCGTTGATCCAGAAGCCGTACATATCGGCATAGGCCCGCTGGAGATCGACATCATTGCCTCCGAGGACGGCGACGACTTCAACACCAACTTGGCCGATGAAATGGACGAACGGGAGTTGACCAAAATGGCCGGGGAGTTGGTTGGAGACATTGACAACGACAAAGGCAGCCGCAAGGAGTGGGAGAAAGCCTACACCCAAGGCCTGAAGCTGTTGGGCTTGCAGTACGAAGAGCGCACAGAGCCATGGGACGGCGCATCGGGCGTGTTTCACCCCATGATTACCGAAGCCGTTGTAAGGTTTCAGTCAGAAGCCATCACGGAAATGTTCCCAGCGCAGGGGCCGGTGCGCACCAAAATCATCGGTAAAGAAACCCCGCAGAAAAAAGAAGCAGCTCTCAGGGTCGAAGATGACCTGAACTACGAGCTGACGGATGTGATGAAAGAGTTCCGTCCCGAGCAAGAGCGGATGTTGTGGTCCCTCCCGGCCACCGGTTCGGCGTTCAAGAAGGTCTACTTTGACCCCAACTTAGGCCGTCAGGTCTCTGTGTTTGTGCCCGCTGAAGACATCTTGCTGCCCTACGGCACCACGGACTTGGACACTTGCTACCGCTTGACGCACGTCATGCGCAAGACCAAGAACGAGATTTTGAAACTACAGCAGGCGGGGTTCTACCGCGACATCGACTTGCCTGATCCAATGAAGGCCTCCGCCGACGACATCCGGCAAGCCAAGGACAAGGAGACGGGCTTCAACGACCTGAACGATGACCGCTACACCTTGTATGAAACGCACGTCGATCTGGACCTGCCCGGCTTTGAGGACGAAGAAGACGGCGAACCTACAGGGATTGCACGGCCCTACGTAGTTACCCTAATAAAAGGCAGCAACGACGTCTTGGCCGTGCGCCGCAATTGGCGCGAAGAAGATGAGCTGCGCACCAAGCGCCAGCACTTTGTACACTACCAATACATCCCCGGCTTCGGTGCGTACGGCTTCGGGCTTTTCCACCTGATCGGCGGGTTTGCCAAGTCGGCCACAAGCATCATGCGGCAGTTGGTTGACGCGGGTACCTTGAGCAATTTGCCCGGCGGCTTAAAGTCGCGTGGGCTGCGTATCAAAGGCGACGATACCCCCATCGCTCCGGGCGAGTTCCGTGACGTGGACATTGGCTCGGGCGCGCTGCGTGACAATATTTTACCGCTGCCTTACAAGGAGCCATCCAGCGTCTTGTTCCAGTTGCTGGGCACAATCGTGGAAGAGGGTCGCAGATTTGCGGCCACGGCCGACAGCAAGATTTCGGACATGTCCGGCCAAGCCCCCGTGGGCACAACACTGGCTTTGCTGGAGCGCCAGCTTAAAGTAATGACCGCTGTGCAGGCCCGCTTGCACTACAGCCTCAAGCAAGAGTTGAAGCTGCTGGTCGGCATCATTGAGGACTACGCCGATCCCGATTACGCCTACGACCCGGAAAAGGGCAGCCGCAAAGCTCGCAAGGAAGACTATTCGCAAGTTGACATCATCCCGGTAAGTGACCCCAACGCGGCCACCATGTCGCAGCGCGTGGTGCAGTATCAAGCGGTCATCCAGATGGCGCAAATGGCCCCCGACATTTACGATTTGCCGCAGCTGCACCGTCGGATGCTGGAGGTCTTGGGTGTTAAAAATGCGGAAAAGCTGGTGCCTCTGCCGGACGACCAGCGGCCACAAGACCCTGTTACTGAGAACCAAAGTGCGCTTAAAGGAGAGCCTATTAAAGCGTTTCAGTATCAAGATCACCAGTCACACATTCAGGTCCACATGTCGGCCATGCAGGACCCGCTCATCATGCAGCTTGTTGGCCAGAACCCCAAGGCTCCGATGATTCAAGCGGCTATGCAGGCGCACATCGCAGAGCACGTTGGCTTTGGCTACCGCCAGAAAATTGAGCAGCAGCTGGGTATGCCCCTGCCGCCCGAAGGCGAGAAGCTGCCACCGGAGATCGAGATCGCCCTGTCGGCAATGATGGCCAAAGCTGCCCAGCAACTGCTGCAACAAAACCAAGCGCAGGCTTCCCAGCAGCAAGCCCAGCAGCAACAGCAAGACCCGGTGGTGCAGATGCAGCAGCAAGAGTTGCAGATCAAGCAAAGCGAGCTGGCACTCAAAGAGAAGAAGTTGCAGATCGACGCTTCGTCCAAGGCGGACGAGCTGGAGCTTAAGCAGCAGGCGCTTGAGGCCAAGATGCAGCTCGAAGGCTTCAAGGCTGGCCAACAGGCCCAGCAAGCAGAAAAGCGGTTGCAGTCTGACCAAGAACGTGAAGGTGTCCGCATGGGCATCGACATCGCAAAGAGCCGCCAGCAAATGGCCCGTCCTCAACCAACCAAGGGTAAAACCTAAACAAAATGATTACTGAATTCGCACGCGTATTGCGCGAACAAATACGCACCGACATGAACAACTACGCCGATGATTTGGCTGGTGGGGCGTGTCGCTCATTTGACGAATACCAAAAACTCTGCGGCCTAATTCAAGGTCTGGCGGTTGCAGAGCGTTATGTAATTGACCTTGCAAAGAAAGTTGAGCAATCAGATGAGTGAAATCATTTTGCCGCCGGGCATCAGCCTACCAAAACACATTCAACCACTCGCGTCTCCCGAGGCCGAAGCTGACAACGAAACCAAGGCTTCAGCGCTGCCTGTACCAACAGGGTACAAAGTGCTGTGCATCGTGCCAGAAGTCGATGAAAAGATCGCAGGCACGTCTCTCGACCTCGTTCGAGATGCCGCCACCCTGCGTCAAGAAGAACACGCCACCACGGTGTTGTTTGTGATGCGGGTTGGCCCAGATGCGTACAAAGACACCGCCAAGTTTCCGTCAGGTGCATGGTGCAAGGAAGGTGACTTTGTGCTCGTGCGTACCTACACAGGTACGCGTTTCAAGGTGTTTGGTAAAGAGTTCAGGATTCTGAACGACGACCAAATTGAGTGTGTTGTGCAAGACCCTCGCGGGTATACCCGCGCATAAGGAAAAACCATGGCTGGATACAAATTCCCAGACGAGCAGGACTCCAATACCAGTCAGGAAACTGACTTGGATATTGAAGTTACCGGCGCTGATTCTGACGATGTTGAGATTGAAATCGTTGACGACACCCCTGAGCGAGACCGTGGCCGCAAGCCGCTGGACCGCGAAGTGGCTGACCCAACAGATGAAGAAATCGACCAATACTCGGACGGCGTTAAAAAGCGCATCAAAGAGCTAACGCACGCCCGACATGATGAGCGACGGGCAAAAGAGTCGCTTATGCGCGAGAAGCAAGAGCTTGAGCGCCTTGCACAGCACATGGTGGCAGAAAATAACCGCCTTAAGCAGTACGTCAACAGCGGCACCGAGCAGTACGCAGCGTCACAGCTGTCACTGGCCGAGACTGAGGTGGAAAAGGCCAAACGCCAGCTCAAGGAAGCGACCGAGGCTTTTGACACGGATGGGGTCATTGCCGCGCAAGACGCACTGATGGATGCCAAGATAAAGATGCAGGCTGCAAAAAATTTCAAGCCCGCCCCTTTACAGGTTGAAGAAACTGATGTACAAACTCAACAAACGCAAGTACCGCGTCAAGAACTGGACGATAAAACTGTTCGCTGGCAGGCAAAAAACCAGTGGTTCGGTTCTCCGGGGTACGAGGAAGTTACCAGCTTCGCACTAGGGCTGCACCAAAAGCTAGTCAATTCGGGGGTTGACCCTCGCTCTGATGATTACTTCGAGCGCATTGATGCTCGCATGAAGTCCACGTTCCCCGAAGTTTTCGGCGGGGCTGAAGACAAGCCAAGGTCCGGAGGGACTTCGGTTAAAAAACCCGCTTCTGTTGTGGCCCCGGCCTCTCGTTCAACGGGAAAACGGCGAGTTGAGTTATCGCCAACGCAAGCAGCGCTGGTTAAAAAATTTAAACTTGATCCACAAAAGTATGCAATGGAAGTTTTAAAACTGGAGAACCAAAATGGCTGAAAACCGCGCACCTCGTGACCTCGTGTCACGCGAAAAAAATACACGGGCTGTATACGTACCGCCTACAAACTTGCCTGATCCGACACCTGAGCCGGGCTACGCGTATCGCTGGATTGCGACACACGTTCTGGGGCAGGCGGACCCAAACAACGTATCTCGAAAGATGCGCGAAGGTTGGGTTCCTGTGAAGGCAGCAGACCATCCTGAGTTAATGATGCTGGGTAATGCCGCCAACGGCAACGTCGAAATCGGAGGACTTATGCTTTGCAAAATGTCCAAAGAAATGGCGATGGCGCGGGATGAGTACTACCAAAAGCAAGCACAAACGCAGATGGACTCAGTGGACAACCACTTCATGCGAAACAATGACCCTCGTATGCCTCTTTTTAGTGAGCGAAAGTCCACAATAAGTCGCGGTGCAGGGTTTGGTTCTGGTTCTAAGTAACAAGGAGTCTTAAATGCCTTATCCTCAAATCCCAGCCCCTTACGGGCTGAAACCGATCAATCTGATCGGTGGGCAAGTCTTTGCGGGTTCAACTCGTGAGCTTCCCATTCAGTACGGCTACAACGCGAACATCTTTTATGGTGATTTCGTCAAAGTTGCCCGTTATGCCACTGGCTCTACGCCCGGCGGATTTATTGTCCGTGCGGCTGTGTCAACTGGCACTACCAACAACCAAGTGACAGGTATCTTCCTTGGCTGTTCTTTTACCAACCCTGTTACCAAGCAGCGTCAGTTCTCTCAAAACTGGCCAGCAGGTACTTTGGCAGGCGATGCAGTGGCAATCGTTTGTGACGATCCTGACACAGTGTTTAAAGCCGTTGTGTGCTCTTCAGGCACCACCGTGGCTTCGGGCGCTAAGGGCATGGTTGGCAATAACTTGTCGCTGATCGACAACAGCGCCGGTAACTTGATTTCTGGTGATTCCGCCAATGCTATCTTGGCTCCTACAGCTACTCCTGTCAGTACCATCCTTCCAGTTCGCTGCGTTGGTGTGGTGCCTGACACGTCGTACAGCTATAGCGCCGTCGCTACTGCGGCTTCCAGCACAACCACGATCAACGCCGTGGCCCCT